TGATTTAAAGTTTATTGAGTCTACCGTGCCATATACGACTTTTGTAGACTTGAATCCTTGGATTTGCGAGGTTTTCCCCTTTTTCATTAATTTCCATATTTTTATAGTTTATTTTCCAAAAAAATAGGTATATTTGTTCCAATAGTCAAAATAAATTAAAATGGTTAGATATTTGTAATTATATGCTAATAATCAAAGTGGAAAAGGGTAATCTTGAAAGAGCCCTAAAAATGTACAAAAGTAAAGTCATCAAAACAAGACAAATGTCTGAATTAAATGAGCGTAAAACATTTGTTAAACATTCTGTAAAAAATAGAAAAATGATGATGAAGGCAAAATATGTTCAACAAAAGTTTAAATCTAACAAAGACTAAAGAGATTCTTTAAGATTCTTTAATTTAAAATAAGATAGTTTGTCATATTTTTCTGATTCAACTTTTTCAATTGTTTCGGTAATTCTACTTAATGTACCGATATCAGAACCCTCTTGTAGGGTTTTTAATTTTACGATTACTTCTCCTTTAATTGTCTCAAAATTTTCTTTTAAGACAGAATCGTCAGTAGATAAAAATTTCATTAAATCTTTCTTTTCAGATTCGTTTAATTCATTGATATAACTTGAGATTGTTTTATTAGCAACATTTACCATTGTAGTTAGTGGTAATTTTATAATTTTCTTACTAATTGGTTTTGTAACCATTAAGGATTCTTTAATTAATTTTTTACTTTTAATTTTAGATTCAATTGTTAAGACATCAGTTGAAAATAACCCATCAATAGTTTCGTATAAGTTTTTAGATTTAATATCGATAACCCAAGTCTTTAGATTATTTAATTCAGAAGATTTAATTTTGTTAATAGTGTTTTCATACATAGTAATACACTCATGTATATAATCATTAACCGTATTTTCGTTTAAACCTTTCTTAGAACTTAATTCATTGTACAGATAAAATATCTTACTGATATTTTTATTTTCCAATACTAATTTTTTAAAATTCTTTAATTCATCTTTAAAAGTATCATTAGAATATGATTCTAATAAAACTTTTTCTATCTTAGATTTTAATATACCAAACTTAATCATTTTTGTTTTTTTTATTATAAATATCAATCTTTTAGAAGTTTACTCAGTTGAGCTTCCATTTCTCCTAAAGAATTTTTCCCTTTGGACAAATCAATATACGAGTCTTCGTCTGTTAATGAGTTTGATTCTAATAGAATTTTTAAGTTATCTCGTTTAAAAGACTCAGGTGTTACTCCCGCAGCTCCGCCTGGCTCAGGACCTGGTGGTGGTGGCGGTGGCATTCCCCCTCCTCCTTCGTCACCTCCAGGAGGTGGTGGGGCTCCTCCCGCGTTTGCGGTTGACCCTGATTTATTACCGTATAGTTTGTCAACGTTATCAAAGATACCTGAATGAGTAATGATTGTTGCAGTATTAGTTAACTCAGCGCCAACCGCTTTTTCAATACGTTGTTGTTGTAAATCAAGTTTAATTTCTTCATCAGAGAATCCTAATACATGTTTTTTAGCCCATGATACTGATACAGGTGCAATACCTTCGATAGAGGTAACCGCGTCTTTGTAAAGTAAAATCTTTTCTTTCCACAAATCAACTTTTAATAAATCCGCTTGAGAAGATGGGTTAGTTAACCCTAATGTAAAGTTTGATAACTCGTCTTCAAATCCTAATAAAAATAGGTGGATAATTGCAATTTTATTTAATTCAGCAATCATACATTTTTGAATTCTATTAATGGTTCTTGCAAAACGTATATCCATTAATGATAAATCTTTACCTCCACCAACAGGTTCTTCAAAACCTAAGAAAGCTTTAGGTACACGTAGAGCGGTTAACAATTTCTTTTGAATATATTCGATATCCGCAATTTCAGATAAATTAGTTGCTCCCGGTAAGGTATCAATTGGGTTTGGTGCCGCAGCGTCTCTTACAGGGATAAAGTAATCTTGGTCAACCGCCATTTGGTTGAAACGTAAATCTACATTACCTGTTTTACTATCTACGACTTGGTCTCTTTTAAATTTGTTTGCGACACGTTGTACATATGCCTCAACGTCTTTATCGTCCATGTTACCAACAAATACTTTGAATACTCTTCTTTCAGGTGCTCTTGATGTTCTATAAATTAACATCGCGTCTTCAGATAACAATAATTGTTTCCAAATACGTCTTGCCTTTTCTAACATTGAAGTACCGTAGGGAAGTTTTCTATCGTCACCTAATAATCTAAAGTGAGCAATCTCCCATGAATTAAATTCCATTGCTTTGGCTTTCCAATTAAATCTCAACCCTTTGTTTTCAATAGGTTCATCGATATTTTGTTTTGCCGCTTGAGCTGGCATACCTCTTTCCAAACGTTCTATCTCAATATTTGGAAGTTGCATACAACCAACAATACCTTTATCCGAATCTAATTTTAGGTAGACGAAGTTATCGCCATATTTGCAAGTATTTCTTACCCACATAGGTAAGTTTGTATTAACATCCATAACGTTATTAAACAAATCGGCGAGTATTGATTTGATTCTTTTTGATTCGGAATAGATTTGTAACATATATCCGTTCTCATCAACCGTTGTTGATTCTTCACCATAAATGTCTAACGCTGCGGAAATTTCTGGGGTATATTCCATAGATTCATAATCGTAAAACGATGCCAATCTTGTTGGTTCATAATAAACCGATTGGGTATACATGTTACTTTCAATCTTTGTCCACTGATTCGATAAATAATAAGTTTGTTGTGCTTGTAATAACTCTTTATCGTATTCTTGTTTAGAAGTGGTCTTTAATAAGTCTTTTCTATCAAACTTATATGTTGGGTAATCTTGATTTAATAGGGCGTTAGGGCCAAATGCGTGAGATAACCTCTGCCATACTGTTAAATTTCCATTGTCGTTATTTTCCATGTAAATATTTTAATTCTGTCTATAATAAATATACGAAACATTTAAAGTAACTGAATGGTTATTATTATGATTGAAGATTTGTTATATAATACATCAAACCATCCTCCATTTATAATTTTTAATTATAATAATTCTAAAGCGCTTGAGTTGTTGTTGTTGTTGTGTGGCAGGGTGGTGGCCAACAAGGAGGTCCTGATGGTGGTGGCGGAGGTGGTGGTGGCAGTCCTGAAGTTAGAGTATTAGTAGGAGTTATTGTTGGAGTTAGAGTATTAGTAGGAGTTATTGTTGGAGTTAGAGTATTAGTAGGAGTTATTGTTGGAGTTAGAGTATTAGTAGGTGTATTTGTTGGAGTTTCGGTGTTAGTAGGTGTTATTGTTGGAGTTAGAGTATTAGTAGGTGTATTTGTTGGAGTTTCGGTGTTAGTAGGTGTTATTGTTGGAGTTAGAGTATTAGTAGGTGTTATTGTTGGAGTTAGAGTATTAGTAGGAGTTGTAGTTATTGTTGGAGTTAGAGTATTATTAGGGGTTATTGTTGGAGTTAGAGTATTATTAGGGGTTATTGTTGGAGTTAGAGTATTAGTAGGAGTTGTAGTTATTGTTGGAGTTAGAGTATTATTAGGGGTTATTGTTGGAGTATTAGTAGGTGTTGGAGAATGGGTAATACTTGGCGTAGGAGTTTGTAAAGGGGGTGTTTGTGAAGGTCTCGGAACTCTATTTTTTTGTTCATTAACCTGTAATTTATACCCCGTAAAACTCTTAACGGTAAAAATCCCTTGTCCTGGAACATTTAACTTACTACCCGCAAATAAATTACCTGATTTTTTTCTTAAATTCCTACCCATAATTATAAATATTAACGACCACCAAATAACCATCCGTATTTCGCATATTCCTCACGACCAACATTAGTGTTTGGGAATTGGTTAATTCTGTCTCCCCCATAAGGTATCACAGGGTTAAATTCAAGTTGTTTGCTAGCGGAGTGGTTATTATTAACCGACCAAGAATCTAACATTGCCTTAGTGTGTTCAGTTACTTTAGTTAAATTACTAAATGATGATTCTGCGACATATGTTGCCATAGCAACAGACATAATTAAATCATCATGGTGACCTTTTTGATGGTCAGGTCTACCATTCATGTAAATGAACGTATTCATTTCATTATAGAGTCTTGCACTATAGATTTTAAAATCATGTCTCATGACCTCTTCAAAAGAGGCGATGATTTGAACTCTCTTATTATTAAAATTTATTCCAGGAATTTTTTCTAACGCTTTAGGGTCGTACTTCCATTTGTTTGCACTATCCACACCATCAACATAAAGATTCTTGTATCCCATTTCCTGCATCTTTCTTGCGGTTGAAACTCCCATACCTCCTGTAATATCTATTACAACAAAACAAGAATACATATTAGCCCATTTGTAAGAAATCTCGGCCATAGTGTCAGGAGGTAATTTACCAACATATTCGGCAACTTGTTCTCTCGTATCAAAATCAATTATTTGGAACGAACTAAAATCCTCACTATCTCCACGACTGACATCGACACCCATAACATACTTGTGACCAATAACAGGTTCTTTCCATATCCATAAGGCGTTACCCATCATTTTGGTTTGGGGTTCAGTTATCATATTTTCACGAATCTTTTGCAACAATACCGAATCAAATACGTTATCACCTGACCCCAAAAAATTACACTCCAACTCTTGTGACACTTTTCTTTTATCGTATTTAAGTTTTTTAACCATTCCCTCAAACCAAGAAGAACAAGGTTTATATCCCTCGTCCATAATTTCTCTAAGTTTAGTATAATCTCTTTCATCAAATGAAATTTCTCCCCAACTTATAATATTATCTTTATTGTATTCTTCTTTGTTTAACAAATAATGAATAATATTATCTGTCTTAACAAGATATAAATCTTTAGTATATCTTGGGTCTCTATACCAAAACATTTCAGTGATTTTAAAATCGTTCATGTTTCTTAATGCTTGGTCATAGATTTCATAATAAATTGCATCATAACCATTCGGTGTTGAAACGACAATCACTTTACCCCCTGTAGATAGGGATGCCATACAAGCAGGCCAAAAATCACTATCGGCCTCAATGAAGGCCGCCTCATCAAATATTAATATTGTCGGCGTAAATCCACGTAAAGCATCCTTTGAGGTCGCAACCGCTTTAACTTCACATCCGTTAGTTAGTTTATAATGTTTTTGGGAGTTCTTATCAAGTGAGAATCCCGCGTTAGTCCATGATGGCCATTGGTTAACAAACGCTTTAATTTTATTTGCCATCTCAAGTGAAGTATCTAACTTATTGGCAATAATTAGAATTTTTTCAGGTCTTTCTTTTTTAGCAAAAACTAATTTTTTCGACGCCCATGCTGCGGTTACTGTTGTAACCCCTGCCTGACGGTATTTTAATGCAATATTTTCATTATAGTTCTCATAATCCTCTAACAAAAAAATTTGGTCAGGGAATAATTCCAATGGAACATATTTAGATACTGTGTTATCATATGTTTGCAAGTACGTTCTTAACGCATAAGGAGTATCCCTCATACATTTTACATACTCCATTAATAACTGTTCTTTAGTTAAACTCATAAAACCATTTTTATATAAATATCAAACCCCCCATTTAAATTAATAAATGAGGGGTTATATAAATTCAATCCTTATTTTAGAATCCTAAAGAAGATATGTCAATATCGTCTAAGTTATCGTCTCCGTCAGGCATACTATCTTCGTAATCTTGTTTCTTTAAATCCTTAACAATTTCATCAACCATTTTTTGGATAAATTGGGTTCCTTGTGGGTCACCATTTAAAATTAATTTTGCAACCCTAAAAAATTCTTTAGCGTCCAATTTAGAGAATCTCATGAAAAGATAATGTTGGATATGTTTCATATCGTCTTCGAATAATTCCGATGGATATGTTGCGACAAATTTTTCCCAAAATATAGGTCCCAATCTTGAGTCCCAAATCTCGGCAGGTAATGTGTCTTCAGCATTCATAACCAATTCTTGTTGTTTAGGGTCATCAGGTAAACCATGTGTACCGAATACTTCATAAACACCTTTTACTAATTCGTGAATAAGTAATGGAAATGTTGCGGCCCTCGCTTTAACTGTTGGTGGGTCAGTTTCTTCATCAACTTCACTTTGACCCATTTGTCCACCACCTGAACCTGCCATACCTTCCATATCAGGATATATCCAATACATGTGTTCCATTAATGATTGTGTCACACCATAAAGGTTTAACAATTGTGGGTCTAATCTATTTAATTCTTCACCAACCAAAACATACATATGACCACCTTTAAACGCCGCCCCTTGTATTAATGAGTTAATAAATCTTCTTTTTGCTTTTTCTAAATTGAATTGTTCGAACGCATCTGCAAAATTTAACAAATCTTCAGTATGTTCCTCCGCCTCTTTAAACGCGTCCTCAACTTCTTCTTGTTCAGGTTCTTGAGGTTCTGTTCTCATACCTTCAGCCGCACCCATACCACCATGAACTAATTTGGCGTCAAATTGTAACGACCCTTTAGGGATTCCAAGTTCTTTCTTAACTAAATCAATCGCTAAATTTTCAAGATACTCTTTGTTTTGACTTTCAATTCTTGAGACTTCTCGTAAACCTCCCATAACCATACCCATAAGGTTCATTAAAGGATTTCTACCTTGTAATGGTGTCGTGTTACCTAAATAACGTCTAACCTTGTCTACAGAGTCTTTAAATCGTTTTGATGAGACAACTTCAATAAAGTCTTTGTCACCACCTGGCATCGCAGGATGTTCGTGATACGGTGTTTGTTTCGAGGTAATCTTTCGTTCAATACCCGGTTCCATTCTTTCAGGCCCTTCGTAATCAATCGGAGATTCTCTTAAACTTGATTTAATTTCAGTTAAAAGAGAACGTTCTTTATTTGTTAAACCTTCAGACAAAGATTTTTTTTCTAACTGTCTTTTTGCTTTTAATATTTTTTCCATTTTTAAATTCAGGCTCATATTATTTTAATTTAATTCCGATTGATTTAAATGATAACCAACTTGGCAATTCTCCTTTGGACGCCTTAGGTGCTTTCGCGGGTCCTGGTTTAGGACTATAAGGAGTTCCAGGCTTATTCGGTTTTGTCACAGGTTCTTTTATTCTTGGTTTTGAAGGGGCGACATCTTGTTCGTCAACTTCATGTTTGTGTGCCTTTGGGGCCTTTGCAGGACCTTCTTTTGGTTTATAAGGTGTGCCAGGTTTTTCCTTAGTTTTTTCTTTTTCCTTAGTCTTTTCTTTTTCCTTAGTTCCTTGTTCAGACACCAAAGATAAAAAATCTTTTTTAGACATCTTAGGAGTAATGTGTTTTTCAACTAATCTCACGATTCTTTTCTCAAGTTCACTTTCACCCATACTAACACTTAGTCCAATGTCGGGAATTTTATTTCTTATATTGTTATTCATAGCTTTACCAATCATACCCATATAACTTTCCTTAGTTTCTTTTTTCTTTTCAGGTAATTTTTTAAAATTTGTTTTTTCAGCAAACTCTTCGGCCATTTTACACCATTTTTTTTGTTCTTTGGTTTTACCATCACCACATTTTGCGAAGAAATACTTTTGTTGTTTTTTTGATTCAAATTTCTCACGTAATTCTTTTCCCTCAGGGATATCCATACCGTCTTCAGTTGCTTCTGGGTCGTTAACAACATTTAATGTCGCATCTTCCCCAATTTCAGTGGCAATAACATTCCCGTTAGGGTCGGTTTTAACATTAAAATTACCAATAGCCCCACCAGTAGTGTTAGCGATATTTTTAGGAACTGTGGTGGTTTTGGTTTGTTCTATCTTTGTTGTAACTTGTTCAGATAACCTACTATGTAAAGCGTTTATTTGTCCCTCATTCAAATCAGAAAGAAGATTTCCACTAAATCCGTGGTTAATTAATTGAAGTATTTTTCTATTACTAGTTTTCATAAACTACTTTTTTTTCAAATTCAAGGACTATGTCCCTTTCATACAATTTATTTTTAACCGATTCCTCAGTTTCTCCGAATCTAAACACTAATCTTTTGTTTACCTCAAAATTAGTGGTTTCTGTTTCGTTCTCCCAAGATAAGGCAATTACTCCATCAATTGCGTCTATCATTGAAAAATAATCAGAGTTTTGTATAACAGACAATGTAACGGTGTCATTTTTCAAAACCCCAACTTTATCTATGTGTTCTAAATCAGGTGGAGAAGGATATCCGTTAGACGGTTTAGATTCCCAAGAATCTCCCCAAATACTTTCCAAACCTACTGAGAAGATAAATTCGTAAATGTTATCTCCTTTATAGTTTGGTCCTAATTCATTTACATAAATTAAATAACTCATAGAACGCTACCGTTAGGTGTAACTCTAAGTGTTTTATTATTATATTCAAATACTAAGTTACTATTTTTATTTTTACCTAAAAGTTTTGCCTTTGGGTATTTTGTAATAATTTTAGTTGATGAAATTTCTTGTGAAACACTTTCAGATAAACTTTTAATTCTCTGAACTGTTTTTTTGTTTTTGTCTGACTCAGTTATTTGTTTTTTCTTTTTTTCTTCAGTTAAAACTCTTTCTCTTTCGTCAATTTTAAAATATTTTTTTAAAATGTTATCAACTTTAGATTCTGAGAACATTCCCTCAATCATGTCTTCCATATGAATTGCATGGTCATCGGACATTCTATGGTCTTTAATTTTTCTAGGTCCTCTTGGTCTTGGTCTTGGGTACTCCTCAACATCATGTTGTTCTTCCATATCAAATATGTCTTTAACAAACGATTCAGGGTCTTTTTTAATATCCTCATCATCTTCCGCCATTTCAGATTTTCTGGTTTTTACTTTAAATGGTTTACCAGTTTTTTCTTTATAGAGATTAAACATTTTTTCTCCATCATTCTTACCAAACCACTTTTGTTTATCTCCGTATTTATTTTGTAACTTTTCAAAAGTATCAAATTCTTCAGTACCAAAATTATCATCATTACCTACACCGTAGATTTCAGAATCGTTAGCCATTCTGTCATTTTCATCATAATAGGTATCACCTTTAAAATCAGGTCTTCTCATATTACCGAAAGACCCATACATACTTTCACCCATTTCTCCTTCAGGCGATACTGGTGGTTCGGTTTCCATTCCTTCTTCACCCATTCCTTCTTCACCCATTCCTTCTTCACCATCAAATTTAGACATAATTTCTTCTTTATCCTCTTCTTCTAAGGAATTTAAATCAAGTGCCGATAAAACAGAATTAATCACGTATTTGGTATCGTTAGATGTCATTTTGTTTTCTTCATCAGATGAAAAAACTCTTAATTTTTGAGCCAATTTACCTGTTAATTTTTGAATAGTTTTTAATGTAACAGGTTCGTCTTCTTGTCCTTCTTCATTACCCATATCATCTTCCATACCCATATCGTCTTCCATTCCCATATCATCTTCAGGTGAAGGTGCGGGAGCAGGTGATGGTACAGGTGCGGGTGCAGGTGCGGGTGCGGGAGCAGGTGCTGGTTCGGGTGCAGGAGCGTCTTGTTCATTAGTTGGTAGTTTTAAAGTGTATCTTTGACTATTATCTTCATTTTCATTAAATAATGATAAATTTTTAGTATACCCTTCAGAAACATTAATTTCTTTAATAATTAAATTTAACCTTTTTAACGCTTGAGAGTATGATGAATAATATTTTCTATTTTTCATAGGGTCAAGGTATTCTTGAGTTGACTCAGTAATTCCTTTTTTAATTACGTATCCGTTTTTTTCTTTAACGATATTATAGGTGTTACCATCAGGTAATACTTTTTTATATTCGTTAGATTTATCTTCATTAATAGGTTGAGGAATATTTTCATTATATCTTGAAATCTCAATCATACGATTAATTTTATCCATACCCTGTAGTTTTTCGCTACCAATCGGTCTTAAATTTCCCATTTTGATGTTTTTTGTTTTTTTAAATTATTTTATATATAAATATATCGATTAACCCAATTCGTACGCCATTAACTTTAAAAATAAGATTACGCATATATTTTAGGTGGTGTTACATCTCCTTTAGATAATACTCGAGAGACTAAATCTCCTGTACCCCAAGTTTTTAATGATTCACATTTACTTATCTTATAGGCTCCGATGTCATTCTTTAACCCATCAACAATACATGTGTAATGACGTAACAATAATGTTTTGACGGTTGCTTCAATACCATAATTAGGTGTTGAGTAGTTTTTAACCCCTACTTTATTATAGTTAGTCTTTCCAAAATCCTTACTTAATTTATATGTAGTATTAAATGGGTTGTTTGTTGCTTTGGCTCCTTCAGATTTTCTCCAAGCGTAAAAGAATTTTAAATTTTCATCCGTTATTGGAGCTCCAATACCTTTTAAAATAGCCTCATAAAAATCCTTATCGTTACCAACATTAATTTTGTCAAAATCTGAGGTAGTTTGAATTTTACTTAAATCGGACTCTTTAAACCCTTTTGAGGTTAATAACTCAAACAATTTTGTTAAATCTTCTTCAGATAATTTACCATCAGAATTTATACCATTATCGGATTCAAATGACCTAACCGCCATCTCAGTTTCAGGTCCAAATAAACCATCAACCCCCCATTTAGGTAACGAATACCCTAAAAACTGTAACGAGGTTTGTATTTTTTCAACGTCTTTATCATAAGGAATCTTTGAACCTGGTTTTTTTAAGTTCACAAATTCTTTTCCTGATTTTGAAATTTCTTTAAGTTTTTCTAAAAATTCGGATTGTTCTGTTTTAGTAACTAATTCGTTTTTTATTTCCAAATCAGTGTCAATTCCTGACTTATCTAAATAATCCATAGGGTCCACTGGTTTGTCATTTTTACGAAGTCCAAAATGAAGGTGAGCTCCTTGAGCATTTCCACGTCCTTCATCATTACTACCTCCACCTGATAAACCAACAATTTGTCCTTGTATAACCTTATCATTTTTTTTAACATTGAATTTCTTTACATGACAATATGCTGATTTAAACCCATTTTTATGGTCAATAATTAATGTTCCCCCACATTTGCCATTATCATTTTCAGCCTTAATTACTACACCATCGGATGGCGATTTAAGGTTACTACCAGATGTTGCGAAAAAATCAACTCCGTGATGATTTGGCCTTTTTGCACTTTTAAAACTATTATCTTTGTTATATTTTAAAGCCCCTTCTAATGGTGATGTTAAAATAATTTTATTATTATTGTTTAAATTTTCTTCTTTTAATGAAAGTTTTTTATCAGTAATTGGTACCCCGACTCCCGTTAAAATTGAGGTATAAAAATCCTCATCATTACCAACGTTGACTTTATCAAAATCTGACGTAGTTTGGATTTTACTTAAATCCGTATTTTTAAATCCTTTCTCAGTTAATAATTCGAACAACTTTGTTAAATCTTCTTCAGATAATTTACCATCAGAACTTATATTGTTGTCAGTTTCAAATGATTTTACGGCTATTTCAGTTTCAGGTCCAAATAAACCATCAACCCCCCATTTAGGTAATGAATACCCTAAAAACTGTAATGCGGTTTGTATCTTTTCAACATCTGCATCATAAGGAATTTTTGACCTTGGTTTTTTTAAGTTCACAAATTCTTTTCCTGATTTTGAAATTGTATCTAAATCTGATAAGAATGTTTCGCCTGTTTCTTTTGAAGGTGTTTGAGTACTCTCTTTTGAACCTGTAAATATTTTGTCGGAATTAACTAAAAGGTCTTTTAAATGATGTCCTCTTGGTAATCCTATATGTACGTGAGTAATATTTGGATGGTCTAACCATTCTGAGATTGCTCCGATATAGTTACCAACTTTAACGGTATCACCTTTTTGTAATTTAACGTTTTTTAAATGGGTATAAAAAATGTCAGGAAATTTTCCCAACCCTTTAATTGATACCTGAGTACCAAATATTTTACCTGAGTTTTTACCCGTATCTCTAACTTTACTAACAACTCCTTCGGTGTAAGAATTTACGACCGTTCCCGGAGGTGAAAATATATCCCAAGCATTATCCGATTGCCAATTACCAAGAGCTCTTCCTCCATGGTTTTTTGGACCGTTTTCTAAATCAGTTTTAAAAGTTCCACCAATATTTGTTGTCGACTCTTTTAATGAAAGTTTTTTGTCTATTAATTTATCTTTCATTTCCTTAATCTTTTCTAAGTACCCGTTTCTTCTTAATATTTTAAATACAAGATTTTCATCGGAGTATTCTCCATCCTTTTCTAAACCACACTCCCTAAACTTTCTAATTTTTGTTGTGTATTTCTTTATTAGTTTTTTAGCGGTTTCTATATCCTCATCCTGTATGTTCTCTTCAACACCGTCAATTATTGACATCCATTTTTGAGCCTTTTCTCGAATCTCACTTATTTTAATATCTACGGACTCTTTTGATGGTACTACAACCCATTCGTCCATTAGGACCGAATATCTACCAGCACTTTGTACTTCTTTTCTAATTGATTCGTCCTCAACATACAATTCTACATCATAACCAAAAATGGTGATTTTATGTTTAAGACCATAAACCGTTTTCTTTAAATGAAATAAATCACTATATAATTCTTGAGTATTTTTAGGAAATTGTTGGTAATCAGCAATAATATGAATATCGACATCCGAATAATTAGACCAATTGTAGTTTGCTAATGAACCCGTCATTATAATATCACTAACAATAATGTCAACATCTAATGACTCGATAAAATCATAGACAATGTCTAATAGATGAGTCCTAACTTTAGGGTTCATCGTTTTTTCGTCATTTCCTGACGATTTCCAAATCTTTGGATTTAATTCATCCTTTAAATGAAAACTGTTTAAAATACTTTTTAGATTACTCATCAAAAATAAATATTTGAGTAATTCAATTTGTTACAGTTTTTTATATTTAAATGTTTTTGCAATTTTGGTGCTGAAGAATTTTCCTTGTGATTCGGACATTCTAAACTGAGTGTATAATTGATGAGGAACTTCATCATATTCGTATTTCATACCGTTCTTAAACTCAATTATTAGTTTTTTACTTTCGGTATCATATTCCGTTTTTGTTAGATTACTTGAATCTATCTCATTAATAATCTTCGTCCCGATTATCTGTTCTTTCTTTATTGCCATTTTCTAAAGGTATTTCTATATCGATTAATGTCATTTTATCTTCAAGATACTTGACAAACTCATTGTGGTCAATAGATGGGAAGAAACCTTTTAATTCATGAAATAATTTTGAGTGTAAAGAACTAAATCTTTGGTAGTTTCTCATGATATCATTTGGGTAGTAAGGTGGTCTCTCCAAGTCTTTTTGAGTCCATCCTTCCCTTTGAAACGCTCGCCTTAAATTACGGTAGGTTTCTAAGAGGTCCTCATCAGCTCTTAAAGTTGTGATGTACTTTGTATAATGTTTCATCATATCCATACGTATAAATATAAAGTTGTTTGAGTTGAAATTACCAATTTAAAGATTATATTTAAAAAAAACACTTACATGATAGAATCAAAAGATGGTATTGAACCTAATAAAGATAAAGGAAGTATTGGCAATTCTGCCACACCTGTTTTAGATAACTTTAGTAGGGACCTAATTAAATTAGCCGAAGAAGGTAAATTAGACCCTGTAATTGGTCGAGAGAGAGAAATAACAAGAATTGCTCAAATCCTTTCAAGACGGAAAAAAAACAACCCAATTATTATTGGTGAGCCAGGTTGTGGTAAAACCGCAATTGTTGAAGGTTTGGCGATTAAAATTTTTAACGGAGACTGCCCAAGAAATTTAATGGATAAAAGAATTGTTTCTTTAGATATGACCTCAATCGTTGCGGGGACAAAATATCGTGGACAATTTGAGGAACGTATGAAAGTAATTATTGAAGAATTACAAAACGCTCCAAGTATCATTGTATTTATTGATGAGATACATACTATCGTTGGTGCAGGTAATTCCTCAGGCTCAATGGACGCGTCAAATATCTTTAAACCCGCCCTTGCAAGGGGAGAAATCCAATGTATTGGTGCGACAACTTTAGACGAATACCGTAAGAATTTTGAAAAAGACGGGGCGTTAGAAAGACGATTCCAAAAGGTAATTGTTGATTCCGCAACAAAAGAGGAAACAATTCAAATCTTACAACACAGTAAAGAAAGATACGAAAATTATCATAAAGTAACATATTCTAACGAAATCTTATCACTATGTGTTGATTTGGCAGAACGATATATTACAGATAGAGAATTCCCCGATAAGGCGTTTGATATTATTGATGAGGTTGGAGCAAGAAGTCAGGTTGAGGTAAAGATGCCCGAAATAATTGAGAAGTTAAAAGAACAAGCTCATGACATTAAACAAGAAAAACTTGATGTCGTTAAAAAACAAAACTATGAAGAGGCGGCAAGTCTAAGAGATAAGGAACGAAGAATTTTAGATAAATTAGATTCAGAAAAGAAAAAGTTTGAGTCTGAGTTACAAACTCAAAAGAAAGAGGTAACTGTCGAATTGGTGTACGAAGTCGTTTCAAATATGACTAAAATTCCATTATCTAAATTAAACGCCAATGAGGCTCAATTATTGGCCAAGTTAGACGAAAGGCTATGTAGTAAAGTTATCGGTCAATCTGAAGCAGTATCAAGAATTGCAAAGTCTATTAGAAGAAATAGATTGGGTATTAAAGACCCTAACAAACCAATTGGGTCATTCATTTTCTTGGGGTCAACAGGTGTTGGTAAAACATATTTAGCAAAACAATTGGCTAAAGAAATGTTTGGTAGTGAAGAGAATTTGATTAGAATGGATATGTCAGAATTTCAAGAAAAACATACCATATCTCGTTTAATCGGAGCTCCTCCAGGATATGTTGGTTATGATGAAGGAGGACAATTAACTGAACAGGTTAAAAACAAACCTTATTCTGTAATCTTATTTGATGAGATTGAAAAGGCGAACAAAGACATTTTCTCAACGTTGTTACAAGTGTTGGATGATGGTCATATTACTGACGGATTAGGTAGAAAAATTAATTTCAAAAATTGTGTAATCATTATGACTTCAAATATTGGGGTCAAAAAACTACAGGACTTTGGGACAGGTGTCGGATTTAAATCTTCAACAAATACTTATGTTGAGGAAGAATATAAACAAGACATGTTGAAAAAGGAGCTTAAAAAATTCTTTGCACCTGAATTCTTAAACAGAATTGATGAGGTAGTTATATTCAACACACTAAAACGAGATGAGGTTAAACAAATTGTTAAATTAGAAATGGATAAACTTTGTGAAAGATTAGTTAAGTTAAAATATAACATAACTTACGATGAATCCATATTGGAGTTAATTTCAGAAATCGGTTTTGATGAGTCCTATGGAGCAAGGCCACTTAAGAGAGCAATCCAAGATAAAGTTGAGGATTTTATTTCTGAAGAAGTTTTAAAAGGAACCGTTCTTGACGATGTTAGTTATGTTCTATATGTTGACAACACTGAGGTTAAACTAAAAACAGTTAAAAAAACTAAAAAGAAAAAAGGGGAAAATTAATTCCCCTTTTTTTTTAATCAAATAGTGTGTAACTATTTTTTGGTTTAGGTGTAAAGGAATGTTTTGTATACCCTAATTTCTCAATCATTTTTTTACCTATTTCGATTCCACTGTAAACATCTTCGATTACAACATATTCGTTTGGTGTGTGGTACTTATAGTACCCGATAGCAAAATTAATACATGAAAAATCAAAAAGTTGTTTTAACGCATATACGTCAGTGTAAGGGTGAGATTGGTATTTTTGTCTTTTCTCAAATCCCTCGGTCAATACCTCATCACAAGATGTGAAAAATTCTGTACCTCTATCAAATAATTGAACCCCCATACAAAATTCGGAAACCATCCAATTGCCAGGAGCATCAAATTGAATTGCGTACCCAACATTTGTGAAGAATGTTTTATCGGCCTTTCTTGACCCATGACACCCTGTTTCTTCAGATACGAAAAAAGCGGCCTTTAAATTAGGAAGTTCTTTCAATAACTCTAAACAAGCATAAATTCCACATTTGTCATCACCACCAATTCCTGTTGGGTTACCCTTATCATTATAGGCCTTTAAGGACGGTTTCAATTCATTCTGAGCGTTTGGTAATAATCCCTCACGAATATTGATTGTGTCGATATTATGTACAGTATCAGTGTGAGCGACAACACATGGAAAATATTCGATATTTTCATTGGTTTGTTTTGTTGCATAAATGTTAGACATTCCATCAACAAAAAACGGGATATTGTTTTCAGATAACCAATTGGTGATAAACTCAACCATTTGTTCTTCTTGGTACGTTTTAGATGGAACGGACAAAACACTCTTTAAAAGTTCGTAGTCTCTTCGCATAACACAAAGTTAAGCTTTTTTTCGGAAGTTTAAGATTTTATTTTCAAATAATTCAGGATTATGTAGAAAATCTTGGAATTCCTCAAGAGTATAACTTCTTACTTCGGAGTTTCCTTGTGTTAACCCTGATTTATGGTAACTTAAAAATATTTTATTAGTCACAGGGTCTAATTTTGTAATACGAAATCCTTCGGTGTCAGTTCCTCTTTTTAAATCATAATATCTATTTAAATCATATTGTGATAAAACCTTATCAACCAGCTCTCTAAATTTAATTAGATTTGGGTACTTATCACTATCCTCAATTTCTTCTAATATTTTTTCTAACTCATACTTTGCGTTTCTATTAACAGAATCGATGTCAAATTCGCCACTACCATATTCGTACATAGAGTCCTCATATGGACCTACCGACAATGTATGACCAATCTTTGATAACATCCCTTTTAAGTCCACATGTCTTTCTTTCGAAATATTGTACATACCCAACAAGACATTAACGGTTGTCACATATGAGTAAAAACATCCTGACTTGGCAAATAACCCGTAATTTTGGAATGGGTCACATAATTCATTTCGTATTTCCTCTTCAGCCGCGGTTTGCATTGCAGTATCTCTTTCATTCGAATAATCGTCAACAATATTCTCAATTTGTCTACTAAAAGTGTCTCTCAATAATACTGAGGCTTTCAGATATTGGTCATCGTTTTTAAGTTTGACAAGATTAGGGTCAATATAACTTAAAATTTGTTTGATTAACGCAATGTTTTCCTCATTAAGGTCTCTCATTAAATAACCCTCATTCCAATCTTGGTATCCCGAATCACTATGATAAAATCCTATTGAATCATAATGATACGAACTGAATAAAGCCTTTAGAAACCATAAATCCCCTTCACCTAAATCAAATAATTTAAAATAATCCTCATGGTCATCAAATTTAATTGTAACCATACTTTTACCAGGATTATTTTTATTAAATTTAAAGTCCCCAATTAATTCATCAATATTTGATAACTTATACTTATCAATTTCTTCCCCATTACTAATTCTCTTTAACGCATCATAGGTCTCACTAATACCAATTAAGTCATAAATTTTGTCTGTAATCTTAGGGAATCTTTCAAGGATATCTGTAATTGTTAAATCATCGTTTTCATAGTTATAACATTCTATCGGTCCTTGATGTGGTTTGTGAATTAAATATGATAATGTCGGAGTAAGATAATCACCTTCTTTATCGACAATAATATAATTATCTGCAGCACTATATCTGTTATAAAACTTAGAAAAAAACGGAGGACCAAAATATTTTGCGGACTCAAGAGTGTTACATTTTAATAACATAACCTTATCATCTTCATAGAAGATTTGACTACCGTCATAAGCTTCGTTTTTATTTTCCTCTGTCTCTGCCATATTTATATCAAATAAATACTTTAAAAAATTGTTATTATTGAATTTATTTGTATATTTGTAAAACAATAGTTCTTTAACATCATGGGGGTAAATTGGAATTGACTGACATAGTTGGTTATTCGGGGCATGTCAAGGCTGAACTAACCTTGTAAAACTGGTTCAAATCGATACACGGCAACGTTATCAACAAACTTTCTGCAGTAGGATTAATCCGTACTGAAGAAAATGTTTCAGTAGCCTAAGGCGAAAAAAACAACGGGTAGATAGACTTATACCTAGGAACAGAACGGTCTTCATGGTGTGACATCTGCCATAAAAGGTGTAAACTCTAACCAATCAGAGGATAATCAGATGGCAGAGGATAAGTTCTCAGTAAACCGAACTGTATAATAAGGGAACTGTGGGATTTCGGATTGTTAGATTAAACAATGACCTAAGCATGTAGTACTTAATAATCGTTATGGACAACTACGCGGGCTCGGACTCGCTACCTCCACCAAAGTGTTATAAAACAAAAACCCCCACCTGTTTAGGATGGGGTTTTTGTTTTTTAGGATTTTGATTCTGTCAAAATTTGTCTAAGTTGGTCTGCTCGTTTGTCAGTGTGACTTTTAGATTCTTGATGAACTTCATCAATACGTCTGTGGATGTGTTCTAAATTAATCTCGAATTCACGTCTAGTCTCATCTAATCTTCTTTGATTGGAATCTATGTCCCTCTCATAAGATGTTCTGAAATCTCCCAAATCTTTTTTTGTTCTAACAACCTTAACTAACCCCCAAACAAGAGCAACAATGAAAATTATTGCAACAATCGAAAGGACACCTAAAGTAAAATAAAATGTTTCCATTATTTTAAGATTTTGTTTTTTATACCTCAAGGGTATTAAAGTATAATGGAGTTTTTGATTAAAGGAAATAAAAAAAGGGGAGATTAAGACGGCTAGTCAAAATCTCCCACTTTTAGCCTAAACTTTGTCACTCGGTAAGTTTAACCCGAGGTAGTGATTAGTGAAATCTCTATCCAACTTCTATCGTGAGTTGTAACTGGTGTACGACCTGAACGTCTGTATGTTTACTACCCTTTTTAATTTAAAGACTTAAAAATGGTGCGTGGTTATAACAAAATCCACATCCTAAAAACAGTCTTAACTAGTTTTTACCATCATAACCTCAGGTTGTCTTGTCAAAGACATATCGGTACTTAATCACTTGTTATACTTTCTATAAGGAAGAATCGTGTTGTCAAAAGATAGGATAATCACGCAAACACCCAAATCATTATGTTTCCATCAGTTTAAACTCGTGGTGGGTGTTATGATTTAAAAAAACACATACGGAGTCACTTAGTAGCGGGAGAAGGAATCGAACCTCCGACCTAAAGGTTATGAGCCTTTTGAGCTGCCTCTGCTCTATCCCACAATATTTGGCTATAAAAAAGGCTGAGATTACACCTGTTTATGAGAAACTTTAGTAGGATTATTAATTCCCCACATATCCACTTCTTTTTGGGAAGTATTCCTCAGTGACGATTGGTTAGACCAATCACTTCTTGAGATATCAGCTACTCTCTCATTACTCAACTCTCTTCGAAGATGCCTCCCCGACTTTTCCTTATGGGAATAGAGGTTTTTGGTAAGAATACACTCAGACTTGCGGTCTTCATGTGCAATGAACGGCTCATTACTATGTAGTCACCTTTCACTGATACCTAACGGACACTTTTGCTTATTTTTAGTTAATTTTACTTAATTTAGTATAAGTTACGTGTGTGGATGAATCAAAGTAGTGGTCCGTTAAAGGAGTCGTTTTCTTTTGGAAACCGATATACCAAACTACTCTGTGAGATGTCCCCATCTCTATATTTTAAGATTACTTCGTACCAAGACTTTGGTAAGTCTTTAATAAGGATAGTAGCAACACCACTTGTTCTCTATCTTACCTTTCGGTTTTAAGTTCTCTCTTATATTGGTACCCGCAATCATGTAATTGGAAACCACATTTTTTGCTTGACACCTATGGGTAATTCTTATTGGAGTTCCCTCCTCAGACTGACAATCCACATTGCCATTCCACCCAACCACTTTCCCTAAAGCGTCGCCCTCAGTACTAAAGGTCGGATGATATCCCACTTGTGTACTCGACCTCGGTTTCCCAAGACGCGAACCTACTAACACTTGCAGATTCACTTTATCCCACTTTCGTGGTTTATTTAACGACCATACACGGCCGACTATCATTTGTTAGACTATCATAATTCCGAAGAATTTACTTTC